TAATAATGCCTCTTAACTCTGGATTAGCCTATACAGGTTCATTATCTGCAAGAGTTGATATAAGTGGCGTAACAGGGCCTACACCTACAAATGTACAATTTACAGTACCTTTGCAAGGTGGTTCAGACGGTATGTCTCCTGTAAAAAGAAAATTAGCAGGTGCTGATATTACGGCAGACAATTCATTTGGATATGATTTATCAACAGCAACTTCAGTAGGAGCAGTTAAATATACAGATGCATTTGATATTTTAGCAAATCAAGACGAATATGATATTAATGGTATTTATGCACCAGGCGTAATTAAAAGATTACACCCATATGTTGCACAATATTTAATTTCAACAGTTGAAGATCGTCAAGATGCATTTACTATTATCGACGTTGGCGCTAAAGACGATAGCATTGCATCAGTAGTAAATCAAGTAACTGATTTAGATAGCAATTATGCTGCTACATATTATCCTTGGATGCAAGTATTAGATTCTTCTATTAATAAGCCAATTTGGGTTCCACCAAGTGTATTAATGCCAGGAATTTTAGCTTATAATGATTCAGTTTCAGCAGAATGGTATGCACCAGCAGGTTTAAATAGAGGTGGTATTACAGATGCTATAAATGTAACTACAAAATTAAGTCATTCTGAAAGAGATGTATTATATGAAAGTAGTATTAATCCAATTGCTTCTTTCCCTGGTCAAGGAATTTGTGCTTGGGGTCAAAAGACTTTACAACAAAGACCTAGTGCATTAGATAGAATCAGTGTAAGAAGATTATTAATTACAGTTAAGAAATATATCGCATCTACTTCTAGATACTTAGTATTTGAACAAAATACAGCTGCTACAAGAAATAGATTTTTAAGTATAGTTAATCCTTATTTAGAATCAATTCAACAGCGTCAAGGTTTATATGCGTTTAGAGTAGTAATGGATGACACTAATAATACTCCGTCAGTAATTGATAGAAATTTATTAGTTGGTGACATTTATTTACAACCTTCTAAGACTGCGGAATTTATAGTTATTAATTTTAACTTAACTCCGACAGGAATGGAACTTCCAGCATAGTTAATAAAATAACTTTCGATTTTATAAAACAGCTCTATATATAAAAATATAGGGCTGTTTTTTTGTTTATATAATATTTATAATAAAAATCAATGGCAAAGAAACAAGATAAAAAATCTTCATCTAGTGTACGCATATTTTTAAAGAAAGCAAAAAGAAAACGTCGTGGAATTGTTTCGAAAAAACGTTCTAGCAAAAATAAAAAATCAAAACATTATAAAAAGGTATATAGAGGACAAGGAAAATGAAACCCGCAGAATTACTCTTAGAAAATTTAATAAAAGAATGTCTTGAAGAAGTAGAATCAGAAAAGACAATGTGCAATGAATGTGCCATTAAATTTCTTCAAGAGCTTAAAGCCAATCCTATATTAGGAGAAGCTGAATATAAAGGAAGAAAAGTAAAATTAGGTAAACCATTTTTAACTCCAGGCGGTCCTAAAAAACGTTCTGTATATGTAAAGAATGATAAAGGTAACGTAGTTAAAGTTAACTTTGGCGACCCTAACATGAGAATCAAGAAAAACATTCCTGCTAGAAGAAAATCATTTAGAGCACGTCATAAATGTGATACGCCTGGTCCTCGCTGGAAGGCGCGTTACTGGAGCTGCAAAGCTTGGTAATAATTAACAATACATATAAATAAAATATTATGCCATATTCATATCATAAAGAAGGCGACAAATATGTCGTTACAAAAAAAGATACCGGTAAAGAAGTCGGGCGTACTAAAGGTACAAAAGAAGCATTAAAAAAATACTTAGCAGCATTACATAAAAATGCTAACAAAGGTAAAACTAATGAAGTAGATTATGGTCAAGCTTTATTTAACAGATTGAAACCAAAAGATTCTGAGTTAGAAGAAATTGTTAATATCTTAATCCAAGACCCTAAAATAGCTAATGCCCCTGATCAAGCTTCCTTTAAAGAAAATTTAGAACGCTATATTAAATTTAATGGTGATAGAGATCCTATTGGACAAGCAGCAGTAAGAGCTTTAAATTATAGAACCACTGGAGATAGATATGGTAATGGATTTACTAGAATATTTGATATGTTAATAAATAAGAAGAATTTACCAGAAGCTAAATCAAATACTATGAAAAAATCAGAGCTAACTAAAATGATTCAAGAAGTCATTAAAGAAGTAATAAATGAATATTCAGTTTATCAGGGTGACGTCAGTAAAATGAAACCTAAACCAACCCCAAAAGAAGGTGAAGTATATTTAAAAGATTTAAAACCAGGTGATAAATTTAAACCTTTAAAAAGTGATTTAGAATATATAGTAGTAACTCCTGAAAATGGAATTCGTGGAGTAGGAGTAAAACATGTTGATGGAACTGGTAATATGAATTTTAGAGGGGATGTTATAGTAAAAGTAATATCAGAACAATCGACTAATAAAGAAGGATGGTTAGTAAAATCAAACGAAGATGATACAAAATATATAGTAGTACATACATCTAAAGTCGATAATAAAAGTAATAGAATTAGTCAAATTTATAAAGATAAAAAATTAGCCGATAAAAGAGCAAATGACCTTAATAAAAAACCAGGATTTAATAAATACGAAGAAATAGTAAGTAAAAGCGAGACGGAAACATCAATGAATGAAGCATCAATGTTAGATAAGTATGAAGTTGATTTTTTCCATACTAAAGCTAATGTATATGCTAATATAGAAATACCTAGTGAAAATCCAACATTTGAAGATGATATTCAAATAAAAGGAACAGGTAAAACTGAAGAAGAAGCATTTGAAGATTTAAAACAAAATTACGAAAAATATAAGAAAACAGGAATAAATGAAGCTAAAAAAGAAGATGCCGTTGATACAATTACAATGGATATTCCTTTATTTCTTCGTATGTTGGAATATTCAAGAGAAGATGCCTCTCAAGACATGGATTTACATGATGTAACGGAAAAAGCAAATAAATTAGGTAAAGAAAGAGGTATTTTATCTATGGAAGATTATGAAGAAATTATAGGTGCTGCCGAAGATATTAATGAACTTTCAGATTATTTTAAACGTAGAAAAGCTCAAGACGATTACGCTGTTAATAAAAAATTAAGGAAATCATTAACCGATGAAACAAACGAATCAGTAGATTATGATACAGCAGTAGCTTATCGTTTAATTACATCTGGTAACAGAGAAGAAGTAATGGCAAAAGTTCAAGGATTAATAGATAACTTAACAACAGGCAAAAGCAGTAAGTTTCAAGAAGTAAAAGTAACAATGATACCGTCAAAAGGAAATCCTAATGATATTATTCTTAAGTTAAATGGCCCTGGAGCATTTTCAATGTCTAAAGATATTAAAGCACGTCCTGAGTTAAAAGGCGTTAAAGTATCTACTTACAAGCCTCAATTAACTAAAATATAATACATGTATAGTTATACTATAACGAACAGTTATCTTGTGCCATGGAAAGTATATTAAACATTGTATCTAGCTCATTACCGGCGTTCTTAACCGGTGTATTAGGCCCGATTTTAATATTGGTCATCCGTCATTATCTTACGGAGCAGAAAAAAGAAAAAGATCCTATTAAAGACGCTGCGGTAAGTGGCGAAGTAATTTGTAAAATATTAGATCAAATATTAGATGAAACTGGTTTAGATCGTGTATGGATTACTCAATTTCATAACGGAGGACATTTTTATCCTACAGGAAAATCTATTCAAAAATTTTCTATGATATATGAATCTGTAAGTACAAATGCTGATTCAATTCGTCATAACTTTCAAAATATACCGATAAATTTATTTAGTAAATCAATTAACAGGCTTTTAGATTACGGAAGAATTACTATTGTAGATTATAAAGACGAAGAAATACCTACTTACGGATTACGTTATTTGGCGGAAGAAACAAATTGTAAATCTTCGTATATGTTTGCTCTTAAAAACATTAACGGAAAAATGATCGGTGTTCTTTCGGTTGAAGCAACGAGACGTAAAAAAGATTTAAGTGACGATGTATATAATAATATAAACGCTCATGCAGCACAAATAGCTATTTTATTAGATACGTATTTACGAAAAAAATAAAATATTAGTTTTTAACGAGACATAATAATTATAATAAATAACAAAATTAAACATATAAAAATATGCCAGAGATATTAGACCCATCGGAAATAATGTTCCAGAGCTGGGAACCAAAACAAACTAATAGATTCTTTATGTATATTGAAGGTATTCCTTCTTTTATTATTAAAGCAGCCGGAAGGCCTCAATTAACATCTAATATAACAGTATTAGATCATATCAACGTAGATAGAAAAGTAAAAGGTAAATCTCGTTGGCAAGATCTAACTATTACCTTATACGATCCGATTGTACCTTCAGGTGCTCAAGCCGTAATGGAATGGATTCGTTTAGGACATGAATCTGTTACAGGTCGTGATGGTTACAGCGATTTTTATAAAAAGGATATTACATTTAATATGTTAGGACCTGTAGGTGATAAAGTAGAAGAATGGGTATTAAAAGGAGCTTGGTGCTCAGATGCTAACTTTAATGAAATGGATTGGGCAAATGACGGAGAAGCTGTGACTATTTCAGTTACCGTTACCTATGATTACGCTATATTAAACTATTAATTTGTACTTAATTTAAAATAGCAAAATCATTAGGAATTTTGAGATTTTTCTCTTATCTTTTAAATTAAAATACTTATCATAATGAAAAAACAAATATTAAACGAAAAGTTCTCAAGAATGCAAAAATTAGCAGGTCTTCTTAAGGAAGGATATGCTTGGGAACGTAAAGCAGGTAAGCCATTACCAACCATTCAAGAAGTAATGGATGAATACGAAGCTAAGAAAGAAACAAAAGAGCCAGTACAAGAAATAGATGCCGAAGGATATTCTCGTATGGATGGATTAGTAAGTCAATCAGATATAAATTCTTTAGTTAGTGCAGCGTCAAATATTATTCGT